ATGTCGAGTTGATCTGGAGCAAGGACACATCAACGGATCCGTCACGATTAGGTTTGCTGATTGCGTTCGGATTGCACCGAGATTCGCGCCACATGATGCGGTCGAAGACCTCCACGGGAAGTTGGTGTTTACGGAGCATGGTGTGCCACTGCTGGCACTTCCACTCGGGTGCAGCTGATACTTGCAGGGGCGGGATAAATAGGGTGAGTAGTGCGAAGCACAGCAGTCCACGTTTCAATCTTCTCTTCTTTGATAGTCCAATATAACGAGTCGCCCTATGACCTCGGCGACTTGAGGTACGACTGCGTTGCCTAGTCCTCTGAGACGGTCCACTCTGTTGGGAATCCCATTAGCCACTCGACCCACGTCGGGTTCAATTTGCCACCATTGCCAGCCGTCATAGCCCGTTTCTCTTCCTCGGTCAAAAACCCCGAGTCCACGTGTTTCTGAAGCATCTGCTGTGAGCCTGTGTTCCCCATTCCCGATGCGCTCATTGTCGGGTATTTCACTACTTCCGACAGTCCTTGTTGTTTGCTGTTCGGCCCTCTGCCCTTCCAATCTGATGCTGTCGGTGTGGGCCATTTCTGTACTGCTGTTGAGAGGTTGAGGCTGTGTCGTGAGCCTTCCGTCTGTTGTGTTGATTTCAAGTCGCCCGTCCATGCGTCGCTTGCTACTGGTGTCGGCCACATATTGACAGCTGCAGGAAGGCTTGGTGTGTGTCTCTTGCGCTCGCTTGGACTGTCCCCACGTTTCGCATCGCTTGCCTTGGGGGTAGGCCACGATGATGACTCGATCGCGTCTGTGATTGGCTCCCACGGATGCTGCAGAAACAACACGCCACTCTGCGTCATACCCGATACTGGCAAGTTCTCCAATAACGGACAGTCCCCCCATAGAGAGATGTCCCCGAACATTTTCCAAGATTGCGTATCTTAATCGTAACTCGCTAATGGCTGTTCTAACCCATGGCCACAAATGCCTTGGATCTTCTTCACCTCTCCGTTTACCTGCCGTACTGAAAGGCTGACACGGGTAACCGCCACAGATGACGTCGGGTCTTTCGACTTCTTGCCAGTTGATTTCTTTGATGTTGCCATGGTTGACCACCTCAGGCCAATGCTTTGCTAATACCTTGCAAGCGTAAGGGTCGATTTCTGACTGCCAAATTACTTCCATCCCGGCGCGTTCTAAACCTAGGTCTAAGCCGCCAATGCCTGAGAACAGACTGCCTACTGTTAAAGCCATAAGTCCTCGTCTTCAAAGTTCCAGTCGTACGGAGGGTCTTGCCAGTGGGTTTCAATGTCAAGCGCTTGGTACATGCCGTAAATGAGACACGAGAAAAAGGCTAGTAGCGGAATGGTCACGAAGTAGATCATGCGAGTGCGTTTCGTCCTGCTTCGGTGATTTCGCAGACCTGCATAGCGGAACCTGCGCTGGAAAGCCGTGTTTCACCTGTCGGGATAATAAGCCCCATTGCACGAAGTTCGGAGCATCGCTTCCAATAGCAGCACTTTGGCTTCAGAGCCAGTCCTGAGGCCATACCAGCCTCCTCATCGGTCATTCCGCCGTGAAGGTACTCAGCAAGCAAAAGCATCGCCTGAGAGCGTCTGCGTGGCTTGACCTCGCCAGCGCCTAGCACTGAGGTGATTGGGTCTGCACTGCGGAACAGTGGCAAGTCATCGAACATGATGTCTCCTTTGTTTGGGGGCGCTTGGTCGCCCGTGTAAACATTCTGCCCAATGTGTAAACACAAGTCAAGCATTACGAAAGCGGAGGGCTGGGATGGGGGAGAAACAACACACCCAACCCTCCTAGCCCCTAGGAGAGACCAAGCCCCTAAGGAGTCTTTACAGGCTTAGGAAGGGCGCGCCATGCAGCCTCAAAAGCCTCAGCAGATTCCCAATCGTTGGACACCTCAACATGAAGCCATGCACCGCCGGGTGTGCCTGCGTTGTCGGTCTTTGTAAACACCTTGACGCCTTTGACACCTTCGCCACGAGAGCATCGGTAGCCACGTCCCCACGCGGTTTTGTCTTTCGGATCTTGCTTAGGGTTGAGATACGAGTAGTCGTGAATCTCGCAGATGCGCAGCTCTTCGGTGTGCTCGATAAGCCAGTCCCACGCTTCTCGGGCGGTGGCACGGCCTGCACGGGTCTTGGGGTAGCCCAAGTCGATTGCGAAGCCTGTCGCATGCACGGAGAGGTTTTTACTACCTCGCATCGGACGGTTGACATACATGCCTAAGTTGGTAAAACCCCAACGTTTGTTGCAACGCTGAAACAGGTTTTTGATAACGGGGCTTGTGGCTTTGCCGTCCCACGAAGGATAGAACGGGTACTTACGAGGCACTTGGCGGATCCTTCGGCTTGTCCTTCAGGCCGTTACCTGCGAGCAGTCCGATGAGTCCACCGGCAAGGGTCATCAGCATCGGGGAGAGAACAGCCCACGCCTCAGCATCGTTAGGTGCCTGCTCGAGAGGTTGAGTGACGAACAGCAAGCCGTAGATCAGCGAGACGATTGCTGCCACGAATGAGAACGAAAGTGCGACTCCTACGATGAGGATGAGTCGGGCTTTGATTTCTTCGTTGGAAAGTCTTTTTTCGGGGTTCATGGGCATCGCCTTTCGAATGTGCCGGTGGCTTGGGTGTCTTCGCAGTTGTAGCGGACTCGGTCAGCGCAACTACTCAGGGCTAGGCACATCAGGAGCGTTAGGGATAAGCGCTTCATACTCTGCGTACTCCTCATCTGTCATTTCGCGGATTTCGTCGTCGATTTGGATTAGTGGCTTACTCATTGTTTAGTTCCTGTATCCGTAAACGCTGATAGTGCCACCAGTCATGGTGCCTGCTCCGTCTGTAAGAATTGTTATAGAAGAGTGAGAACCAGCAGCTAATTGACCAGATGACCAACCAGCAAAACCTCGACCGTAATAGAGACCATAGTGATTAGTGGCAGTAGTTAAAAATGGGGCAGTGACATCAAAAGCAATTGTGGCTGATGCTGTACCTGATTCGTTTAGCGCAAGATAATTTGCGTTTGCATTGTTTGTTCTAAGCGTTGAAGTCGCTCCACCGCCAAATTGGTCGTAATACATTGATCCGTAGTAACCAGTAGTAGCGGAACCGAACCTCACGCGGAAACTATCTTGTGCGCTAGGCACGATTCCGTTTAGCACGACTCGATAATTGTCGTAGTCGGCGCTGAACGCCCCCGTGACGGTCACGCTTGAAACGCCTGTGCCGACCGTCTGCGACTTAACAAGCCACATGCCGACAGCGTTCATATCCTGAGCGCGTAAAACCTCGCCCGCACTGAATGATGGATAAGTCATTAAAGCCTCCTAATAAGCCAATCTGTTCTCATCAAGTTTGCCAAAGAAATTGTCATTCAAAATGAGATACGCATTCAAGTCCTCAGCAGACAAGTAAAAAGTAAACGTTGCACCATCAGGGGAAGCAGACATAGTGACACCCTCAATAACGCAATAGTAAACAACGCCACGGAACTGAACAGTTGTTCGACAACCCGGTGCAGAACCCAAACTGTTGTTATATCCAGCCCTATCAAGACGGAAACTAGTTTGAGCCTCAGCAATACAAGACACCGAACTAATACCAAGTTTTGCATCTGAATAGTTAGACAAAAGATAATTGGCGTAGTCCGTTGCCTGTGCGGTGCTGGCGTTCAAAGTGTTGGTTTGGTAGGTGCGATATGGGGCAGAGGCTCCAGCCTTCGTTACGGTCGATGGACTGTAACTTTCAGGGTCAACGGTTACTTGCGTGTAGTAATTGTCCGAATAACTATCAAAGTTAATTTGGCTGTAATTCTGTTCATATGGCGCGTTTGTGTCACCGAAAAACACTTGAGCCGTGTAACCGATGAACGGGCTGACAACAGTTGATTCAGCAGCTGTACCGCCATCCCATAATCGGCTGTTTGTGCTTTGACACACACGAGCAACCCAGTCAGCCCAAGTTGTCGAGACCGTAGTTGCAGCGACAGGGGTTGTAATGCTTGCAGGCTGAGCATTAATGGTGATGCCTGTTTGAGTGCTAGCAGTAGCAATTTGCGTGGAAACATCGCCAGCAGCCATTGAATAGCCGTTGCCCTCCATACGCCCTAACGCTGCAAAATTGCCTTCACAACTGATTTCAAGATAATCAGCAGGGCCTACTCCGCTTTGATATGGGATTCCATACGAAGCCACAACATCGGTGATACGACCAAACCACACCGGGTAATTGGAATACAGATCGTTTGTGATGTTGTAAACAGCAATATAAGTACCAGTCACAAGTTCAGCGATGGGGCTTGCAAAACCTGTTGGATACCGCAAAGAAATGTTTGCCGTGCTTGCCTTTATTTGGTCAAGTTGCTTTTGTCGTCCGACAGTGATTTGGATGTTTTGCACATTGTCCAAATAACCAATAAAGGTGTTCGGGACAGTCCCGTAGTAAACGCGGTAGTTCTGAATGGTCATCAGTAAATGTTGCTTACTCGAATAGGTACGGAACCGTTTTGGCGCATGTAAGTACGAAGCGCGTTTACAACAGCGTTCGGGTCTCCACCGTTGACGTTGATAGTGACATTGTTTCCGCCACCCATGCCGAACTCGCCAGCACGAGACAACGGCACAACAGCCTCAGGGCCAGCCTCACCAATCATCGCCAAAGTCGGGCCAGTGACAATGCCACCCTGCGCAAGCATTGGAATGTTCGGGACACTAAAGCCCTTACCTCCGAAGCCCGGCACCCAAGACGGAGCCTTAAACGAAATCTTGCCCACAGTGTTATTCCACGCCGAAGCGATGCCATTGAAAATGGTTTTGACGACAGTCAAGAGTGTTTGAAATGCTGGGATGGTGACGTTGGTGATCCAAAACTTCATTGCGCCAAAAAGGCTGTCCACAATGGTGCGGAACCCTTCAAACTTCTTGTAGGCACCGACAAGAGCAGCGCCGACGGCAACCACGCCGATAGCAATAAGGCTGAACGGGTTGAGGGCCATCGCCACGTTTACAGCAATAATTGCAGTTGCAATAGTCGCAATCGCAGCGCCGACGGCGAGGATGATGCCCGGGTGCTTAGCAGCCCAATCACCGAACTTTGTTAGGTACGGCAGCACGGCCTCAATCGCTGGGAGCAGTGCAGCCCCAATAGATTCCTTGGTCTCAGCGAGGGTCACACCAAGACGCTTAAACTGGCCCTGAGCTGTGTTTGCAGCTTCAGTAGCAGCACCGCCAGTGGTGTCAGCAATCAGGCTCATGACCGTCTCAAAGTCAGCGCCGTCCTTAATTATCTGGCGGTACTCAGGAGCCAACAGAGTGAGCGCTTTGTAGTTGCCACCCATTGCCTTAGCAATAGCGTCAGTGACTTTTGCTAGGGGCTTTCCTGAGGCAGCAGCAATGTCCATCGCTTGAGTTGCATAGGCCTGAGCAAGACGCACGTCCCCAGTCGCCTTTGCCAACTTAGATAGGACAGGGCGCAATTCGTCATCAGTGATGCCAATCAAACGGCCCTGAGTGCTGATCCAATCCTCATTGGCTTCAATCTGCATATCAGTCGCGTTGGTTGTTTTGCGTAGGTTATTCGCAAGTAGATTCTGTGCAGCAGCGTCCTCCATTGCACCCTTAGTGGCATCAAACAATGCAGCACCTAAACCAGCCACAGCAGCGGTGGCAGGAATTAAAGCCTTCTTAAAAGCAAACTTGGTTTTCTGCGCAGCAGTGTCTAAGTTTTTGAACTCAGCAATTGCCTTGTTAATTCCTTTACCGTCAAACTCGGTAACAATTGGGATACCAAGCATTAACGCAACTCTCTATTAACTTTGTTGATAATGACCAATGCCACTTGACGCAATGCCTTTTCGATTTCGTTTATTTTGCTGTAAACAACAGGGCCCATGACGCGAGTACGCCCCGGCTGAATAGGCCCAAGCGCATCGCCTAACGGGTTGGAGGTTTTGCGTCCAGCAGTTTCAAAGATTGCGGTACCTGCGTCACGTTGCACAATCAAAATAGTTCCAGTTGTTTTACGGTCAGTATTAAAAGCCACATCAACACCTTTACGGGCTTTTTCCACGGTGAACGGAAAAACTTTGCGCCCTTTTACTGCTGGGCCAGCCCACTTGCGATTAAAACCTGAAGACTCTTTACCGCTTGGCGGAACAAATTTGTAAGCACCACGAACAGCGTCTACGGCAGGGGCAGCAATTGTGCGAGCCTCGTTATTAAATTGTTTACGCAAACCCGGCTCAAGTTTATTAAGAGAACGGATCGCTTCGTTAATACCTGCCACGGTCATGCTTGCTTCAACGGGCACGTTTGCTTTCCTTTGCTCTTTTCTTGAGCACATCCAACATGGTGTGCAGCTCTTGGGTATCGAATGGGATTTGCTGAGGCCAGAAACCCGTCTCCACTGCTAACTCGCAGAGGGTTCGGAGGTAACTGCCTCGTCCGTAGGGTTTGCAGCGTCCTCGTTTACAACTTCGACCGAGACCAGTTTCTTGATGTAATCATCAAATACCGCTGGCACGGTGATGCTGTTTTGCTTTGCACCCTCAAAGGCGAGGAAAGCAAGGTGTTCCATTGCGACACCAGAGGCAAGGTCAGAAGCGCGAATCTTGAACTTGCGCTCCAGTGCCACAATAGAAAACAGATTCGTGGTGACCTCGTAGGTGAGGCCGTCAATCTGTTCGACTGCGAGTGTGATCTTCATGTTGTTTCTCCTGAAGGTTTACGGTTTACGGTGCGGTTACGTCACGAACCCAAGTACCACCAGTGAAGGTGGCTTCAACGGTGGCAAGTTCGCC